AGACAGACCATTCAGGAACTGGTTCAGATCATAGATACCAAAGTCCTTAGGGAACTCTTCTTTGATCGAAGCTTCGACAAGAATGTTCTTCATCACACTGATAGTGCGAAGTTTGTTACCCTCTTTGAAGAGGATAGATTGGTTGATAGTGGAAAAGTTCTTGAGGAAGTTTACCGTTGTATCAGAAAGTTTCATAATCATTGATTGTAAGTTTCGCGTTTTGCGTTTTTGTCGTTGAAGTTGAGGAGGAGAACTGCGTAATGTAGAATCTTAATTATATCACGTCTCGCGGTTCCTTTCTTGTCATACCTAGAAGCATATTTGAGAATATTACTTCTACAAAATGCTTCACCATCACCACAGGCTTCGATTAGATCCAGAGTTTGAATCTTATCATCACCTGCAGAATAGTGTTGTTGATAGGTTGATCTAATATATTCAAGAAGTTCTTTTAGAATCTCTTCTTCATTGTACTTCCACTTGTCATTGCTCATAGAGATAATATCTGGTTCTCTTGTGTATGCTGCCGAATACTCATCACTATATCCATAACCGTTATCGAGTTCGAGGATTAGTTCTGGTAAATCATCATTTGATGTCATAATAAAAAATCACATACTCATTATTATAAAAGAAAAGAATGAGGGTGTCAACCACCCACCTCCTCGATTGAATCACCTTCCATTTGGAAATCAACATCTACTTTATCATAAAGTTCCACAAAAGCAGATTTAGTTTCTTCATCAAAACGATTGATACAAACTTGAAGTGCCTTGGCTTTATCTCCAAAGATAGAATATGCACGGATGATGTGAACCAAACGACGAGTAGAAATCACCTCATCAATACCACCCTCATAGAAGGTCTTACGGATGATGTCAGCCCAATCCACAAGATGCTTACAAAATTCCTTATCATTACAACCAGTCTCAAGAATTTTTTGTTCGACAGCAGGAGTTGGATAGGACTGTTCAAAGGTCACACAGAAACGTTCGAGAAAAGCTTCATTGAGAACGTTAGTTCCGATAAACCTACCATCTTCAGAACCCTTACCCTTGGTGTTAGCAGTAGCGATGACATTAAAACCATCCTTGGGTTGAACAAACCTACCAATCTTTTTGAGGAAGACACCTTTACCTTCAAGGATAGACTGGAGACACAGGATTTTGTTGGATGCCAGGTCAACCTCATCTAGAAGAAGAATTGCTCCACGTTCAAGAGCTTCGATGACTGGACCGTTATGCCAAACAGTTTCACCATTAACCAGACGGAAACCACCAATAAGGTCATCTTCATCAGTCTCGATAGTAATGTTGACACGGATCAACTCTCTTTTGAGTGTTGCACATGCCTGTTCAACCAAAAAGGTCTTACCGTTACCAGAAAGTCCCGTAATGAATGAAGGATAGAAAAGACGGGACTGAATAATTTTTTTAATATCCGTATAGTTACCAAACTTGACGAAGGTATCATCTTTTTCGGGGATAAGGTTTTGTTCGATTGCTGGAGTTGCTGCGGGTGACTTATAATTTTGTTCTAGTTTTTCCTGAATAGTTAGGTTCCACTTACCTCTCCCAACTTTAAACTCATCAATCTTACGAGAGATAGTTTGGTAATTAGAACCATGCATCGCACACCAAGCACGAATGTCTGCGGCAGTTACTTTTTCGCCGTAGATTGATTGTAGTGAGGAAACAACGTATTCGGTGGATAGTACCATGATTAAGTGGTGTGTGTTCAACAAATGTATAATAAGACAAAACCACCAGTTTTACCAGGTGGTTGGGACAGTTAATGAGGTGGTTAACTAATGATATCTACAAACTTAGATAATACTTTTTTATTTAGGGACTTTGAGTTAAGATTTTTAACAAAAGCATTTTTGATTTTTGATTTTGTTGCTCCCTGTTCAACATCGAATTCAGTGTCATTACTAAGAGAAGAAGCCATGATACCAAAATAAGAAGTATATCCAGAGTTCTTAATGTCTACGGATTTTTGTTTCTTGATTTTCTTATAATCATCGTCAGTCAGGAAAGGATTATATCGTTTGATGAAATGTTTGAAGTCGGAATTACCTGTTATTCTAAACCCAATAAAGTTCACATCAGGAAAACATTGCTTAATATCTCCTAAAAGAACATTAGTAAACTCGTAGTAATCGTAGTTGAGTTTGTATGTGTATCCGGTCTTACGGTTACGAATATAATCTCCAGCATGACATCTAGAAATACCCATGCGATCATCATTATAGTATGAATTACGTTTGTAACAACTAAGAGCATTTGCTTCACCATCAGTCAAAATAACTGTATTTACTTTTTGAATTTTATTCTTCCTTTGGAATTGAGGGATGATTTTATGAAGACAAACAATCGTTTCATTCAAAGGAGTTCCAGATAAACCATAACCATTTGGAGTTTTAAAACTATTCCAGTAAAATCCCTGACTATAGACAAGATGCCACAAAGAAATCATTTGACTTTCAAGTTCCTTCTTACTCACATCACTGGTCAAAAAGTGAAAAAGACCAAATTGTGGTGAAACAATCAAATCATTTTCTTTAACATCCTGAATAACTCCATCATACTCACCCACTACACCATCAAACTTGATGTAGCTATTGGTAAAAGCATAGACATCAAAAGGAATATTTACCTTATTACAGAACCAAACTAGATTATAAAGTTGTTTGGTGGTCTCTATCAAGTAATCTGACATAGACCCAGACCAGTCAAGGATGAAGATAAGACCATGATTCTTACCATCAGGGATAATATTTACCTTCTTGAACAAATCTTCATTGTACTTGTAAGTGTGGAGTTTAGTGCAGTCAAGAGTACCGGTCTTTGAAGTAAATGACCGAGAGTATGAGTCTGCAGATTTCTTACATTCAAACTCTTTGACAAGATAGTTTACTTCTTTTGTAGCAGATTTTTTGAATCTTCTGTATTCATTATCAATTCCTGATGGGTCAACAGGAGTAGTTTTTTCATATGTGGAGGTGTATGGGTTGAAATAAGTTTCAACAGTAGTTTGTTCCTTCCACGACTCTTGAAGTTCCTTATGAATCCTCTTATTGCTGATGATTACCTTATCAAGATTAACACTGGGAACTTCAAGATAACTTGATTGATAGAGAGAGTTCTCAAGATCACCATTGAATTCCTGAGTTCCTGAATTAAAGATTTCATCAGTCTGAACTTCAATCTTATCATCACCCACTCTATCAGGTGTGGGTGGATTAAAGTTTTGATCCGAATCTCCATTTAATTGTAATTGACCCTCATTCTGTTCAGTTTCTTTGGTTTCTTCAGTTTTATCATCAGAAGAATCAGAGTCCCCTTCAACATTTCCAGGTGTAGGGTTTGGTAGAGAGATAGCCTGAGTCTCTTCATTTTTAGATTTACAGTATTTGTATAGGATTTCTGATACTGTAATAACATCAGCAAAAGTTTCTGTCTCTGACATCATGTTGATAATTTCCATTTCCTCACCACTCTCGATGGGAATATCAACAAAATTACCAATTTTAAATTTAAGGTTTGCTCGGTCAGCGAGATTGTATGTGGAAACATCTTCTTCCCCAATACAGAAGAAGTCATTTTTAGAAAGTTCTTGATACCCCTTGTAAAAACTTTTAGACAAACCGGGGTATCGACGTTTCATCAATTTTTCAATACGAGCATCTTCTACTACATTCACAAACTGTTTAGGAATACGATCCTCCCAACTCCAGTCATTAGGTGTGAATAGAGCGTGTCCAACTTCATGACCTACGAGCATATCATAAACAACACTACTAGCTCGTTTCCACATTGGAAGTGTGAGAACCCTTTTCTCCACATCAAATTGAGCCGTCTCAACATTACGATTTTCTACAACCAGGTCCTCGGTCGCAAGCAACTTAGCCAGCTGGGACTTGATTTCGTAGTTGATTGACATGGACATTTCCGTCGTTACACCCATATAATACTAAACCCCCGGCTTTCGCCGAGGGCCCTCAGTGACAGTTTCTCAGGTGTCTACTTACTTAACATGCTCCTACAAATTCGTTTACATACGGATTGATCGTCGTCACATTCAATTAAACAGTTGTAATAATCGTTGATTACGTCAGCCTCATCAATAGTTCTCTCTAAGGTCTGGGTTAATTTTTGAACGCTCTGTTTCCAACCGGCTAATTGATTATGTGATATTAAATTATGCATAATATCCTCCCACTACAATTCGAAAGAATAAACCATCACAAGAATTAAAGAATCATCCTCCTATCCCCAATTCTATATTATATAGTCAAATTATTAAAACTATATAAACTTTGTTGTCTTTTTTACAATTTTTAATTCTAACTTAATAAAAATAAATTATTAGGAGTTTTCATATCCATCCACCATTCTTGAAAATCCTTTCACTTTCTCAAACCTAACGACATCATTGAACTTATCTTCAAGTCCTGTCTTGTGAGAGATAACAAAAATATTAGCATCCTTGATTACATATCTAATAATTTTAAGGAATTCCTCAGTTCCAAATCCATCCAAAGATGAATCAAAAACTTCATCCATAATTAACAGATTTGTATTGACACTATTTTTAAACCTAGCAATCTCTCTCCAAGTAAACAAAAGCGCTAAGTCAATTCTCATCTTCTCCCCTTCAGAGAATGATGAGTATGAAAAATCTTCATGAATAGGAGATTCGATTGATTCGTTGAACTCCTCATCAAGTTTGAAGTTAATATAAAAGTCCATCAACTGAAGATATTTGTTGACAGATTGATTGATTAATGGAAGATACTTTTTGATGATGAGAGACTTAACTCCACCATCTTTTAGGAGATTGTAAGAAAAATCATAGTAAGAAATTTTCTCTTTGATTTCCGAAAGTTTCTGATAGGTATCTTCCAAACTAATACGAAATGACTCTAACTTCTCATGTTCAGAATTTTTGTTTTCAAGTCTGGTGGTAACAGTTTGAATTTCTGATTCCAACCTCTTGATCTGTTTCTGACAGCCAGAGATGTTATTATTGTTTTGATTAATACCATTAAGTAACTTTCGAATGTCTCCTGAGATAGTATTGAATTTTGACTCTCTCAACTCTTCTTCTTTGATTGCCTGTTGGAGTTCTTGATACCCCTTCTGCAATTCCTGTGCTTTATTTTGAGAGTCCTCAATTCTATTTACACGAAACGACTCCTCTATATCCTGATTACAGGTAGGGCAAACCGTATTCTCAGTGAAAAATTTATGATCCTTTACAATATTATTGATCTTCTGAGAGATCTTACCTTTACAACTACCATACTCCTTCAGTCTAGAGGAGGCATTCTCAAACTCTTCGAGTGATGAATTCTTATCTTGGACTTC